AATAAATATGAGCGGTAATATTCAAAAATGTGAGTTAAGCACAACCTATACAATCACACATCCAGATTGGATATGTGAGTGGATAGTAAGTTCTGAAAATGTTAAGCGCTCTTGTCATTTGACAGGTGGATTAGATCCAATCGATGTAAATAATAAGGGTTATATTGAAAAGCTTCTGCCCGGATTAGTAAATGAGGTTACTAATGTTATAAATACATGGGTAGATAATGGTTATCTAGAAGCTAAGAAATTGTTATATATTGAAAATAAACCAGCACTTCTTACTTATGCTGAGAGGATACTATTAGAAATTAACAAGCAAGGTTAGATGAACTTTATATTAGTATTATTAGGATTATTTTTTGTTTCATATGCAGTATATCTTTTGGTAGCATATTTTCTCAGTCCCAAACAATTTAATCGTATAGGGCCAGATTCTATTCCATTATCTACCGTTACACAGGTTATTACAAGTGAGCAGTTATATAGCAATTGGATAACAAATTCAGGATCTACCCTTGTTTTCTACATCAATCCTTCTATTAAAGAGAGAACTGCTATTTCAGGGAATGAATATGCCACAGTAGTAAAAATTGGATCTAAACAGAATTTTAAGATCTTGGTAGCTCCGGATGCTGGTCGCGGATTAACTCTTGCACCGGCAATATTTGAAGTATTTGTAAAGGGTTATACGAATCCAGAATTAATTGAAATTACGAATTTTCCTCTACAGAAATGGACTGCAGTAGTAATTGTGAAGAAGGGTCGTAGGTTTAATATTTATTTGAATGGAAAATTATCTGTATCTCATACTTGTACGGCAATGCCCGATTTTGATGAAACGCAACCACTACGGGTTGGTAATTCACGACTAAATGGTCAGATTTCACTAATGAGTATTGCATCATATCCCTTAGAAACAAACGAAGTGCGTGATTTAATACGGGAATCCGTTGGTGTATCAGGAAAACCAAATACCCCGATTACTTTTTCAAGTATTCTAACACCTATTATGCCATCAAATCCATTTGGTTCATTGTGTCCGGGTGGAAATTGCAATCCCGCACCGAAGAAGCCAAGTGTCTTTGAAGAATGGTATTCACCTTACGCATAAACTATTTCTTAACATTAGAAATAACCATGGACCTCGTTACAATGGTAGTATTTGCATTTGTAATTTTCATACTAATAGTGATACTACTTCGTGTATGGAACTGGCTAAATGGGGGTCAGTTTAACACTGATACTGCTGATGTAGTTGTATATGGCTCTCCTGATGATGGACTCCCTGGAAAATCTGAAAGTCAACAGATTTTTTCTGGTGCAAACCTCCCTCAGATCTATGCGGGTGGTGAGTATTCCATTAGCACGTGGTTTTACATAACAAACTGGAATATTAACAAGGGTAAGAATAAGCCTTTCTTAATTTTATCAGGTGGTGCACCTGAATCTAGTGGGTTTATGACACTCGTTATGTATTTTGGCCAATATACGAATAAGCTTGGTATTCGTGTAAGCCAGGATAATAGTGCAACTGGCTCAGGAACTCTCTCATACACTGGTGACTATAATGCAATTGTTTCTGGAGCTTCTCCTTACAGTGATGCAGGCGGTGATTTTAGGAAGTGCGATATCGAGACAGTAGATCTACAAAGGTGGGTATGTGTTACTGCAGTTCTATCAGGAAGAACTCTCGATATTTATATGGATGGAAAGTTATCTAGGTCATGCTTACTCGATGGCCTCTTTAAAGTAGACGGTGATAAACCAACATTAAAGCTTGGAGGGCGAGATGGATTCGGTGGATTAATTGGTGTAACTCGCGCAGCTAACTTTGCATATTCTCCGGATACAGTCTACTCCTATTACCAAAAGGGCCCCTTTCTCAATTCTCTCGGATTGGATATTGGTAACTACGCCCTTGATATTAGGAGAAATAACTCTGTCATTTTCACTACTAGTTCTTAATCAGCATACACCTAATATAAAAATGTCAAATACAAAAGTTTATATAACTTTTACATATGACAGATAGTAGTATGGAAGCAATTAGAGCAGCAACAGGATTAACCGGCATAGTTGCGGAAATCGTTTTAGGTATAGTTATAATCCTAATACTTTACATTACACTCGCTGTGAGTGATTTTGTCTTCACTAACCTCTCAACAATGTGGAGGGATCGTGTTGAGCTATTTCCTGATACATATCTTTCCGGCAGTAAAATGTATACTGCAATTCAAAATCCCTCCAATCCAAATGCCAAAACGATTTGGTTTTCTGATAATCAGCGTTCCGGCGTAGAATTTTCATTTTCTTTATTCATCAATATCGCTAGCACTACATTTAGTGATGGTGACCACAGCTTATATCATATCATGCACAAGGGATATAGCAACCCATACCCATTGATGCAACCTGGTATCTTCTGTTGGGGTGACTCTAATAAACTGCGTATTTATGTGAATTGCTATGACACTTGGGATAATTATGTTGAGATTGAGAATATTCCAGTTGATAAATGGTTCCACTTTACTCTAACATGCAAGGGAAATACTATGTATATCTATATCAATGGAAACCTGAAGAGGAAGATGCCATTCTCAAATAATACACCCGCCTACCAGAACTTTGGAAATGTGTATTTATTCAGCACAAGGAAAGTATCATTGAGCAAGAATATAACATTATCTCTTGAAAGGGATCCAGAGTTGCTCTTACTTCAGGGTAATTCTGGTGTAAATTTCAACGGTGCTGCCAAGGGACAAGTAAGTCGTGTATACTATTTTGGATATGCATTGACATATACTGAAATTCAGACTTTAATTAATATGGGACCTGCTCCTGTTACAATATTAAATGACTTGGATGCTAAACTTTCTGATACATGGTGGGTGAATAATCAGGGTCCTTAGATAGGGGTTACACCCCTATGACCCCATCAATAAGCCCATCCATAACCCCTATACGCCAAAATATTACATCTGATCTTGTTTCGTAATAACAAGAAGAGTTGTCATGGCAGGTGGAGGATTATTTGTTTTAGTAGCCTACGGATCTCAAAATGTGATCTTAAGTGGGAATCCAGATTTTACCTTTTTCTATACCGTGTTAAAAAAATACAGCCATTTTGCATTTGAATCAGTGACCCTGCCTCTTGAAGGTCCGCAAGAACTATTTTTCAACGAGCCTATTCAACTTCGCGCAAAGATTCAACGTGTGGCTGACTTACTTTCTGACTTGTATTTCACATTCACATTGCCAGATATTTACTCGAAATACTTTGATCCAAATCTCCCTGGACCTCTCCAACGAAGATCACAGTTTCAATTTCAATGGACACGTTACATTGGAGCACAAATTATTCAAGATGCTAGCTTTCTAATTGGGGGAACCCAAGTTCAACAGTTTGATAGTGATTATATTATTTCAACTGCTTTCACTGACCAGGATGAAACACAGTATAATAAGTGGCAAGAGCTAGTGGGCGATGTACCTGAACTATATGACCCTGCTAATGGCCAATACTCCGGCGCAGTTGGGAATTCTGTAACTAGAACTCCAGGGTTTTATCCAAATGTCTATAAAAATTTAGAACCAGGCTTGCAAAATCAGAATAACTTTCCATCTATTCCTGGGCGTGATATAACACTTCCTCTTTCCTTTTGGTTTAGTCAAAGTCCTGGTCTAGCCCTACCTCTTGTAGCCCTACAATACCACGAATGTGAAGTTCAGTTAACTCTGAGGCCCATTCAGGATCTTTATACAATTCTTGATCCATCAGGATATAGAGTTCGTCCTGAGAATAAGATCCTTTCTTCAAGATCACAATTACAATCAGGAAACATCACATATTCAACTGATAATCAGGATGGATCTTATATAAGAGAATACTTAACCGATATTGGATATCCAGCTCCTACATTAAATACATGGCCTCTGAATCCTAGACTTCAAGCTACGTATGTATATTTAACAGATGATGAAAGAAGAACATTTGCAACAAAACCTCTGAATTACATTGTAAGACAGGTTAGTAAATATAAATTTAATAATATTCAAGCAAGACAAATATTTGATCTTTATACACACAACCCAGTTCCTCGTCTCATCGTTATTCCTAGACGTTCTGATTCTATTAAGAATATGAATGCTTGGACAAATTATACAAATTGGTGGAGATATTCACAGGCTCCCTTTGTTCCTGCTGCAACTTCTATTCCAATTGGTGGCTACTCCGGTATAAATATTCCTGCTATGCAACAGGATATAATCAGACAAATGAGAATTGTATGTGATGGAAATGAAATTCAGGAAATTAAACCTCTTCAGTATTTTAATCAATTAAGTTCATGGAAATATGCCACGGGCGTGTTTCCTCCTGGACTTGCCATTTACAGTTTTGCACTTGATACATCCAAATGGATGAAGCCTAGTGGTTCATTAAATACAAGTAGGGTTAAGAATTTTCAGATAGATATTGATCCTTGGCCTCTTCCTCCTAATCCCTTATATTTGTTAGATTACATTGTATATGTAGAAAGTATTAATTTCTTAGTGATTGAGGGTGGTATGGGAGGAATGAAATACGCCACGTAGTGAATTGTATTTTACTTATTAAATTAGATGAGTCTTATAACTAAACTATCGAATAAATTAAACTATCATACTTCGATAGCATTAGATGATCCTGATGCTGAGGAGTATGCAAAACAACAAGCTATCCAACAGGCACAGGATAAGGCAGTTGCAGATAGAAAGTTAGCTGAAGATGCAGATGCTGCAAAGCGGGCTTCTGATGCTGAGATAGCAAGTCTAAAAGTAAAAGATTTAGAAAGTAGAAATAAATTTAGTGTAGCTAGAGCTAGTGGTGAAACTGCTTCAGGAATTCTAAAGATATTTGGATCACTTCTCTTAACTGCTATTATGCTATATGGGGGACATCTTGCAGCAAATCAAGCAATAGGTTATAATGCCCCCTTTCGTCTATTAACATTCTTTTATGGATCTATATTCTTCTTCTATCATATTCCTAAGGGTCTTTATGATAAATATATAAATAAGAAGAAGCTAGAATTTTATAGTTTTCTACCCCTTTCAACTTACCATCCAACTGGAGATATAGAGAAATTTTTTCTTGCACCATTCTGTTATTCTGAAACACAGGAATCACAGGCTGCAAGAGCAGTCGTTGAATCCCTATATTCAACTGCATTTACTAAATCCCAGATAAAGACAAGTTAAGTTTATTATCTAGATGTCCGAACTTCCCTTTGTAAGTATTGTAACGCCGACATATAATCGTCGACGTTTCATTCCTTCTTTAATTAAAATGGTTCAAAGCCAGACATATCCTAGAAATAAGATGGAATGGATAGTCTATGATGATGGACAGGAAGAAGTTCGTGATTTATTTGAAGCTGTGAGACATGATTTACCTACCTTAAATTTCATTTGGTCTGAAGATAAAATGACCTTGGGTGAAAAACGTAATAGATTAAATGAGGAAGCCAAGGGTAATATAATAGTAGCCATGGATGACGATGATTTCTATTTTCCTGAGCGTGTTCAAGAAGCAGTAATGGCGCTAACAATGAATCCAGATGTTCACTTAGCTGGATCCAGTGAAGTCTATATGTATTTTACGGATACTAGAGAAATCTGGAAGGCAGGTCCTTATTTCAATAAACATGCTACGAATGGCACAATGGCTTGGACAAAGCAGTATGCTAGAACCCACCGATATAATGAAAATGTTGCATTCGCTGAAGAGAGATCATTCTTAGAAGAATTCATAAACCCCTTGATTCAATTGAATCCTAAGAAGGTAATTTTAGTCATGAGTCATACAGATAATACATTTGATAAGACAGAACTTCGCAAGATAAAGAATCCTCTTTTACAAAAGACAGAGCTGAAGATGAGTGATTTCATTAAGGATAAGGAACTCTATGATTTTTTCAATGCTTTATAAGATTATACGGGTCTAAACACCAATTCTCTGGTTAGAACAGAAGCCCTAGTATATACTATGACTGCTAGGGACGATTCAGTAAATAAAATGCTGGAAGTGTATGAACAGCCGTTAATATATGCCGTAACAGATACATCAGGATATGCAGTTCAACCTAAGGAGATTAAAGTCCCCTTGAGGCCCCATCAGTTAGCCATGATTCATGCGATGCATGAGAAACAGAAAAAATGTATAGAGGGATTCGAGGTGAATGATGAGACTCACTATAGTCAGAGTGCTATCTTAGGAGATAAAGTGGGTTCTGGAAAAACTCTAACTACCTTAGGATTCATAGCCCATAAAAAACTAAATCCTATTTCTTCGGTCTTCAGACGAATTCACGATAGGTCTCAGACAACATTCTGGAGTCAGAAACCAGTTAACATATTAGAGTGTTCAGGAAATACGCTTATTATAGTCCCCCATACACTCTTTCACCAATGGAAGTTTGCAATTCAACAACAAACTACTTTATCTTTCTTTGAGGTCAAGACAACAAAGACACTTGAGAAAACTGATTTTAATGAATTGATCAAAACAAGAGATATAACATTGATGTCGAATACAATCATAAGAAATTTTATGAATGGAAATAATCGTGATAATTTACAGTGGTCCACAGTTATATTTGATGAAATAGATAGTATTCATTTTACTTCTACAGTACCAATGCCCAAGGCGAATTTCTACTGGCTAATTACTGCTACATGGCCTAATATTCTCTTTCAGGGACTTTATATGTAT